TGGTGGAGACCCGGACTCGTGCAAGTTCCACGGCAGCTACTCCATGGCCAGGCCCCGATTCGAGCTGACGGGCCGCCGACGCATCACCATCCAGGGATTCGGAGACGGCATTCAGATGACGACCCACGAGCAACGGCGAGTCTTCGAGGGGATGACCTACACCGAGATCGTCCAGAAGGTGAACAAGAGCTACGGCCTCAACGAGAACATCAACATCACTATGAAGGACAAGATCCCGAGCCTTACGCAGGCCGGGGTGAACGACTACGAGTTCCTGAAGGAGATCGCTCGCCGGGCGGGCGTGGACTTCTTCCTGTTCGGCGGGGGCCTCTACTTCATCCCCTTCGCGGCCAATCCCGAAGGAGGGGTCAACCAGATCGACGCCGCAGGCGGGGGAGTCCTGTCCCTCGTCTTCTCGATCGACGGAGATGGGCCGGCCGTCATCGAAGCGTCTACTCCGATCAACCCCATGACCGGGGAGTATATCAATGTCCACTCCGAATTCTTCGCCGACGGGCTCATCGACGTCGAGGACAACAAGAATCAGGTCCGGTTTCCCGGCCTGGCCGCAGTTCGGACGATCTACGTGGACGCCAAGGGGAATCTGCTGACCGAGCAGGCGGTCAAGTACATGCTCAGCTCCGATGCCAACCACAAGAAGCTCATCGTCAGGGTGAACGCGACGATCGAGGGCCTTCCGAACATGCGTCCTCGGCAGTTCGTGGCCTTCACCAACGTCGGACAGCGGTTCGCAGTGCCCTTCTACATCACGAAGGTCCGGCATCAGGTGAACGGATCGATCTTCCAGACTTCCTTCGAGGCGGTCAGGGCGACGACCAATCCGTACACGAATGACCGGACCAATACCGGCAACGACACCATCGGCGGGACTCCCACTCCGCAACGGGACGTCTCGGCCATGAGCAAGGCGGGAGACTGATGTCGATTCGGCAGATATACGGGATCTTCCGGGCGGTCGTCGCCGATGTGAACGACCCCAAGAAGCTGGACCGGGTCCGTGTGCGCGTTCCGGAGATCCTCGGTGGAGTCGTGACGGACTGGGTCTGGCCGAAGGTGGTGGCTCCGGGATGGAGCTGGAAGCCCCGAGTCAACGAGCCGGTCTGGGTCCAGTTCGAGAATGGCGACATAGACCGGCCGCTCTACTGCGGATGCTGGTACCCCGCCACGGACGGCAAGAGCACGGTCCCCGACGAGTCCCAGGCCGAGTATCCCTTCCATCGGATGATCAAGACTCCCGATGGGCACAAGATCGAGTTCAAGGATCTCGATCCGGAGGACGAGAATTCCGCCCACTACGTCAGGATCACATCGGCCGGCGGCCACGTGATCGAGCTGATGGACACGAAGGACTCCGAGAAGGTCACGATCAAGTCGAAGATCGGCACCGCCGACGGCCACGAGATCGTCATGGATGCGAAGGCCGAGACCATCGCCATCAAGCACAAGGACGGGATCACCAAGATCGAGATCGACAGCGCCGGGAAGCTCTCGGTCTATGCGAACTCGGACATCGAGATCAAGTCCAAGGGCGCGGTCAACATCCTGGGTGCCGACGGAGTCGGGACGGTCGGCGGAGTGGTCTGCGCCGGGAACCCCCTGCACCAGTGCGCCTTCAACGGAGGTCCTCACCCGGCCGGATCCCAGAATGTGAAGGCGAACTGATGGCACTCGTCGTCGCCGACATGGTCGACGAGATCGTCGGACTGATGCCGGCGGACTGGCAGCAGTTCTGGGGAGACGACTCGAAAGACCCCAGGAAGTGGGTAAAGGCACTCTGCACGGACATGATCGCCACCTGGCCGACGGTCATCCTGAGCCCTGGGGACGGTCCGCCGAACTTGACGCCTCCGTATACGCATCCCCACACGGTCATGTCGCCGATCACCGCGATCAAGGTCGCCACGAGCGCCCTGGGCTACGGAGGGACCTTCTTCGGGGCTATCCTGGATCAGTTCGCGCTGCACCTGACCGCGAACATCCTGATCCCGGCTTCGGACGGTCCCTCTCCCCACGACCACACGATCGGCCCGCTGGCCGGAGGATCTCTCCCGCAGAACCCGTTCGGGAATCTCTCCGGGACGACCAACACTCTGAAGTCGACGATCATCGGCGTGCTGGCGGGGATGGGGATGGTCGGCGTCGATCAGGGAGGCTTCGATTCCCTGGACGTCACGTTCTCCGCGATCTGCGGGGGCATCCTGACGTACCTGCAGGACAACGGGGCGTTGACACCGATGGTCGGTGCCGGGCACGTACACGTCTTGATGTAGGATCTTTGGCTGACCTAAGATCGTCTATGGAGATTTCTTCCCGATTAGGTGTGGACTGGTCTGGAAGACGGGGTACGCTCTCGTGGAGGGAAGCATGAAGATCCTGATCGTGGTCCTGGCCGCGCTGGTCGCCGGAGGCTGCCTCCCAGCCTACGAGACCAGGATCCTCGCCCGGAAGATCGCCATCAGCACGAAGGCCCAGGAAGAGCAGACCTACAACCTGCTCCACGCGAAGCTGCACCAGATGGTCGCCGAGAAGGAGGCCAAGGAGGCTCGCGAGCCGTCGATGTCCCTGGAGGAGCGGATGCAGTTCTCGCTCGACAAGGACAAGATCAAGCAGATGACCGAACTGTTCGAGCGCGCGCAGGCGCTCTCGATCTCGACCTCCAGCCTGGCTGACCTGATCGGGTCCCCCAAGGAGCTGCCGAAGGGCAAGTAGTTCACCTCCGCGTGTACTCTTTTCACGCGGTCCCCGAAGGAGGCGATCGTGGACTGGAACTTGGTGCTCTAGGAATACTGGCCCGTTATCGCCTTGATCGGGCTGTTCCTCATCGTGAAGACCACGAAGCATTCCGAGGTCGTGAAGTCCGACGCCAAGAGTGTCGCACTCGACCTGCTCCTGGCCTCCATGAGCGGCAAGAAGAAGGAGGTCATCCAGACTGCGATCAACGCGTTGAAGCTCAGCCCGCTGTCGATCGCGAAGTCGGCGATCGAGGTGCTCCAGGAGAAGCTCGCGAAGGTCGAGGACCGTTCGATCCCCGACATCGTGTCGATGGTCGGCGAGGACGGAAAGCCGAAGGATCCGGACGGCCTGATCGCCGCCACCAATCAGGCCATCAACGCCGAGAAGAAGGTCGAGAAGATCAGGTCAGGCGCGAAGAAGGTGGGGCTGACGCTCCTGGAGATCCTGAAGCGCGCCATCTAGAGAGGGAGGGCATCGTGGGGAAGGTCTGGCTGCCGTGGGTCATCGTGGGGGTCGTGCTGGCCACGTCGTTCGGGATGTCGGCGCTCGCCGAGGAGGCCGCTCCGGTCGCGGCCGTGGCAGCCGACCAGTCGATCTCGATCTCCCAGCCGCTCACCTGGAAGGGCGTGCTGGAGATGATCCTGTCGGCCGTCCTGGTCGCCCTGGCGAGCGTCGGCGTGACGCTCGTGAATAGCTGGGCGGCCAAGGTGAAGGCGGAAGCCAACTCCAGCCTCAAGGGTCAGGCTGAACAGGCTCTCGCCAGGATCGCGTCCAACATCGCCAACAAGCAGCTCAAGGAGCTGCAAACCAAGGGGGCGATCACGAAGGACGAGCTGCACAAGCTCGGACAGGCTGCCATCGACCAGCTCAAGTCCGAGTTCGCGCAGGAGGGAATCGACGTGGTGAGGAAGCTGGGCCAACAGTTCCTGGAGTCCTCGCTGCGCTACGCCGTCGACCACATGAAGAAGTAGCCGTACCTCCACTCTACACGCCCCGGCGGAATGCCTCCGCCGGGGCGTTCTCTTTGGCAGCCATCTCCGCGTGTACATTTTTTCGCGGGAGAGTCTTTAGCGGCTTCCCGTTTCCGGGCCGCCACAGAACGCCGTGCGCTGCTCCGATGCCATAGCCGTTCGCCTCTCCTCCGTGCGCGACCCTGCGGTGCCCCCCAGTAGATGGGAGGGCGCATGTTCTTCGACCTGCTGGCCAAGATCGTCGAGAAGACTTCGCCGAGGCTGACCGAGTGGGTCGAGCGGTCGAGGCTCTTCATCTTCCCCGGGCGCTCGCACGAGATCCTCCCGAAGTCCTTGGAAGAGCGGGAGATCGACTTCGACAACGAGAACTTCTTCCTGCCCTTCCGATCGATCGCCGTGGAGGACACGGCTTCCGTCGTCCTGCTGGAGGACATCGAGAAGGGCCAGCGCGGCCTCGACAAGCCCAGGCGCTTCTTGGAGTGCCTCAAGCTCACCGGGGTGGATCTGGACGAGTTCGGGCAGGGTCCGAAGGGGCCGGAGATGGAGGCCCTCATGGCAAGGGCCGCGCCGCTCTTCCCGCCCGGGGCCTGCGGCATCACCATCGGCATGTTCAACAAGATCATCCCGGGCGTGAAGAACCCCGACGACGAGAAGCAGGGGTTCTGGTACGACGCCACGGTCGAGGTGACCTACTTCGCGTCCCTTGAGGACGAGGTGCTGATTCCGGCGCAGATGCGGTTCCCGCAGATGACCGCCGAAGACGTCAAGTCCACCGGAGACTCGGCCATCCGCAATGCGGGCGCGGCGATCCAGGAAGTCATGTTCTTCAACTCCCCCGACCGCTTCATCTTGGAAGAGATCCCCGAGTCCTACGTGCGCCGGGCGAAGTCCCGGACGGCGGGCCGGATCGTCCGGTCCCACGAGCGGCCGAAGTACACCATCCTGCGCCCCCGGGAGATCCGGCAGCGCATGCGCCTGTCCGATCCGACCGGTCTGCACCGCCGGCCGCATGAACGGCGGGCGCATCTCCGGACCTTCCGGTCCGACCGCTACACCGCCATGAGGGGCAAGACCATCGTGATCGGATCCATGTGGATCGGCCCGAGCGAGTCCCAGGTCGATGGGAAGCGGTACCGGGTGATTCTGGACAGATGATTTGTCAGCGCCCTGCGGCGCGCTCCGTAGTAGTATGGAGGGCAAAGAATGGCGAAGCCGAAGAAGACGGACCTGTGGGTGATCATGGTCGATACGGGAAGGAACGAGTTCACCCCGTGCGACAAGGAGGTCTATCACTCCGAGGATATGGCCAAGTTCGCTCTGAGCCAGCTCTTGGAGAAGGTCACGGCATCATTCCGGTTCCGCATCCAGAGGTATACGCCGGACGGGAAGCCGAGCGGCGTGACGTCCATCGTGGCGTGACCCCTGCGGTGCTCTCCGGGTAGGGTGGAGACTCAGGGAAAAGGGATAGGGAATACGAGAGGGGGCCGAAGATGGGTCTGAAGAGCGAGGCGCTGGCGCTGGTGCGGTTCTTGGAGGGGAAGATCAAGGCCCTCCCGACCGCCAAGCAGTCGGAGTGGGTGGCGCAGTCCGACGCCGCGAAGGCCACCGGGATCGATGAGAGCGAGCTGCAGCGGGTGCTGCGCCGCCCCCGGGTGAAGAACCTCCTGGCCAAGGCGGGGATCGGCTGCTCCTACCGGACGCAGTTCCTCTACGTCTACAAGACGGCCAACTTCGGCCAGACGACCCTGGCCGACTCGGATGCCGACGACCTCGACAAGGACGACGAGAACGCCCCGGCGGGCGCGGCGGGCGCGGCCCCGGCGCAGCCGAAGGACGACTGGTCCCTCGATCCCAACTACTTCTGGATGCCGCCCGAGGCCGATGACGTGAACATCGCCATCGACGCCGGGATGAACGTCTTCGTGGTCGGCCCGGCGGGGTCGGGCAAGTCGTCCATGCTGATCCGGCTGTGCGAGAAGCGGGGCGTGAAGCCCATCGTCGTCAGCTTCCACGGCGAGGTGTCGGTGGACGACATCGTGGGGGTGAAGGATCTGGTCAGCGGGGCCACGGTCTTCACCGAGGGCGTCCTGCCCACCGCCATGCGGAAGGGCGTGCCGCTCATCATCGATGAGGCCGACTCGGCTCCCCCCGACGTGCAGTTCGTCTTCCACTCGGTCCTCATGCGCCAGCCGCTGTGCCTGACGAAGAAGGGCAGCGAGTTCGTCAACCCCGAGCCGGGATTCTGCGTCCTGGCGACCGGCAACACCATCGGGCGCGGCGACGACAGCGGCATGTGGGCCGGAACCCACGTCCAGAACGAGGCTTACCTCGACCGCTACGGCGCGGTGGTGGAGCTGTGGTACATGCCGAAGGAGGAAGAGGTCAAGGTGCTGGTCAAGCGGACCGGCGTCCACAAGCGGACCGCCGAGAAGATGATCGAGGTGGCGACCGGGGCGCGGGACGCACTCAAGGCCGACCGGCTGGCCTCGACCTTCTCCACCCGCAAGCTGCTCGATTGGGCGTCTCTGGTGACGCACAGCATGGACCTGGGCCGGGCCTTCCGGCGCTCCTGCCTCGCCAAGATCGGCCCGGAGGACAAGAAGGTGCTGGTCGAGGTGGCGCACGCGGTGTTCGGGTCGGCTCTCGGCATCGACCCCAATTCCATCTAACCTATCCCGAGGGGCGCAGGGGTACGGTCCCCACCCTGCGCCCCTCTCCCCTAGGTTGGAGGGAGGAACAAGCGATGAACCGACGGATGATGCTGATGAGCACTCAGGAGAAGATCGCGACCGCCCTGGCCGCGATGAAGGTGCGGGTTCGGTTCAATTCGCCCGCCGGCCCCATGATCGACGTGGTGAACAAGGTCATGCGGCTCCCCCCGCTGCCCGAGAAGGTCGAGCGGGACGACGAGGTGGTCCTCCGGTCCTCCAACGTCCATGAGGTCGGCCACGTGGTGGCCGAGTCGAGGCCGTGGCCCCCCAAGCTGGTCAAGGACCCGATCTGGAAAGAGCTGGCCTTCCTGATCGAGGACTGCCGCTCCGACAAGCTGATGGGCGAGAAGTACATCGGCACCCGCGACGACCGCCGCGAGGGCTACAAGATCATCGAGCCGAAGCTGGTGGACGACAACTTCCTCAAGTCGGCGCTCCACGTCCTCTACGAGGTGGGGCACGGCCACGGCGATCTGGAGCCGGCGCTCGTCAAGTGGTCCGCGAAGCTCGACCCGCTCCAGGGAATGATGATGGAGAAGCTGGTCCGCGATGTCCTCGTCAAGTTCATTCCCGAGGTGCAGGGCATGCGGGCCTGGGACCAGATGATCGACGTGTCCAAGCGCGCCCGGGATGCCGTGGTGGCGTGGCTGCAGCAGAACATGCCCAATTCGGGCGATGGGTCGGGCTCAGGCGAGCCGCAGGACGGCGACTCCGACGATGAGCAGGAGTCGGACGGCGAGCCGAGCAAGGGCCGGAAGAGCAAGAGCGGGAAGGGTGGCAAGTCGAAGGGCAAGCCGCCCAAGCAGAGCAAGGGCGACGAGGACGAGCAGGACGACGCCGAGGGCGACGAGTCCGACGAGGACGAGTCCGACGAGGACGAGGGCGACGAGAAGGACGACGGCGACGAGAAGGACGGCAAGGGCGACAAGGGCAAGGGCGACAAGGGCGGCAAGGGCAAGAACAAGCCGTCGAAGGGCAAGGGCGACGAGGACGACGCCGATGGGTCGGGCGACGACGAGTCCGACGACGGCGATTCGGGCGATGGTGACGAGGACGGCGACGAGGACGGCGAGGACAGCGAGTCGGACGATGGTGACGAGAACAAGGACGGCAAGGACGGCAAGGACGGCAAGTCGAAGGGCAAGGGCGGGAAGGACGAGAAGGACGAGGGCGACGGCGAGGGCGACGACGGCGACGAGTCCGACGAGAACGGCGAGGGCGACGAGAAGGACGAGGGCGGGAAGGGCGGCAAGGGCAAGGGTGGCGACGAGTCCGACGAGTCGGGCAAGCCGCAGCTTCCGGCTCAGGGCGGCCCCGGCGGCGGCACGTCGCCCGAGGATGCCGAGAAGGCGGGCGCGGACATGTTGAACGGGTTCAAGGGTGTCGGACAGGCCGAGAGCGAGCTTATCGAGAAGCTCGCCCACGACCCCGGCGACCTCGATTCGTACCGGGCCTACACCGAGAATGACAAGATCGAAGAGATCCGGCCCGAGATGGGTCGGAAGCACGTCTATCTGATCGAGGGTGGTGCGCCGAAGAACATCGAGATGTCGGCCGACGATTTCAAGGCCAACGTCAAGTCGAAGATCGGCGTCCTCCAGCAGAAGCTGATGATGGACCTCCGCACCCGGCGGCGCATCTGGGTCAAGGACCGCGACCGGGGCACGGTGGACGACACCCGGCTCTCCCGGGTCGGCGTGGACGACAAGCGGGTCTTCAAGCGGAAGCTGGCGCGGCCCGAGTTGAATCTGGCCGTGACCCTTCTGATGGACATGAGCGGGTCCATGAGCGGGACGCCGCAGTTCCTGTGCGGGCAGATGGCGTACATTCTGGCCGAGACGCTGACCCGGCTCGACGTGCCTTTCGAGGTGCTGGGCTTCACCACCGGCAACTCCTACGGGCGCACCCCGGCCAGTTGTCAGGGGCTCGACCGGACGACCCCGCTTCGGCTGGTGGTCATAAAGGAGTTCAGCGACACCAACCCCCGGTCGATGCTGGGCAAGTGCTTCGCCTCTGCGACGTGGGGCGGCGGGGCCAGCACGATCCAGGGCGAGCCGCTCATGTGGGCGGCGAACCGGCTGGCGCAGCGACCCGAAGAGCGCAAGATGCTGATCGACATCTGCGACGGTCAGCCGTGCGGCTGCGGGGGCGACAACCAGCAGAAGATCGTGGCACACTGCAAGTGGGCCGTGGAGCGGATCGAGGGCGCGGGGATCGAGACCATCGGGATCGGCATCTGCACCGATGCCCCCAAGGCTTTCCACAAGCGGACGGTGGTCTACAACGACGTGAACGACCTTCTGACGCACTTCTATCCGGCGTTCGGGCGCATCCTGCGGGGCGAGAAGGCCCGGCAGGACGCTCAGGCGGTGACGGCGTAGGGAGAGGGGTGTCTCCCTGCGCCGCCCTCCGCTATGGTGAGAGGAGGCCCGAGATGGATACGGAGACGAAGACGCGGTTCATCCGGGCCTTGGCCGAGTATCTGGCCGGCCGGCAGGTAGAGAAGAGCGTTCGGATCCAGATTAGCACCAAATTCCGGAACGATGATGTCGACGCTCAGGAATGGGCGCGCCTCCGGAACCTGAGTCCGCTCCGGGGATACCCGACAGTGGACGAGGCCGAGAAGGCACTGACCGAGTGGCTCCTGGGAAGTCGGTAGGCCATGGGCTACTCGATCGCCTGCCGTCCGCGCTCTCCCGAGCTGAAGGCGAAGGTCCTGGCCTTCTTCGCCAAGCACTACCGGCACTTCAGCGAGATCGCCGGGCACGATGCCGACTACTCCACCGAACCGATGGACGGGAAAGCCCGGGGCTACGACCGGCACGCCGGCTATGTGGTCATCGACTACAAGCCGTCGGTGGGCGATGACGAGTACGCCCACGCGCTGATGCGCTGGATCGCCATCCGAGTCGGCGTCCAGAAGCGCGGCGTCCCGATGGTCCGGTACGAGTGGGCCGAGTCGTGGGAGGTGCCTCCGAAGTGGTACGACCGGGACGGCTGGTTCACCCAGGGGTACTACGACGAGAACCCGAATGCGGCCAAGCTGTTCACCCTGCGGACCGGTCCAAGTCTGATGGAGACGATCCACACCGAGCTGCAGCGGCTGAGCAAGCTGTGGGACGAGGAGGAGAAATCGTGAAGACCAACCCTCAGGCGTACGACTGGGACTTCGACGGAGCATGCAGCCCGACCGGCTGCTGCGGCCTGACCGGGTATCCCGGGCAGGAGACCTTCTCCGTGGGGATCTTCCAGTGGATCCCCAGGACGGGTGTCAGGAAGGGGCTGAAGAAGGGGAAGGTGACCGAGCGCATTCGCGGGCGCGTGCAGGAGGCCGAGCGGGTGTACGCCCGGGCGCAGGCCCGTGTGGCCGAACTCGACAACCTCCGAAGGATCGAGAAGGCATGACCGAATACTGGACCATGTTCTGGTTCAGCGGGTACCAGCGGTGCAGCGCCCACCGGACGCTCGCGGCCGCGCTGCGTGCGGCCAGGAAGTGCGAGCGGGACGGCGGAACTCGGCACGACATCGTGAAGGTGGAGCGGATTCCCAGGAAGGACCGGCCGATCCGATGAGGAACTACGTGCGGACCCTCTGGGGGCCGACGTTCAACGGCGATCTGGTGGAGGGGCTGACCCTGTCGTTCAGCGCGGTCCTGGCCTGGAGGGTGGTCTGCGGCAAGACCAACACCAAGACCAAGGCCCGGGCGAAGAAGCTGGGCTGGGGCGTCTGCCGTGTGCTCGAAACGCATCGGCAGCTCGATCATGGAGAGAAGGAATAGCGTGCCCGACCCCAAGCCCGAGTCTCTTGAAGACATGGAGGTCACGGCCCGGCGGCTCGCGCCGCAGATAGCCAAGCAGATGCCGAAGGGATGGGGGTTCTCGCTCATCACCTTCACGATGAATACGCCGCCGGGGCAGGGGAAGATCAGCTACATCTCCAACTGCCAGCGCGAGGACATGGTGAAGGCGCTACGGGAGCTTCTGGCCAAGTGGGAGAGAAAGGAGAAGGAGCTGTGAGCGTCAAGACGGGATGCCTTCTCCGGTACTCGTCGCTGAGCGGCCGGGTCTACGCCATCACCCGGTGGTCGCAGTCGAAGGACGGGAAGTCCATCATGGCGATCACCAAGCATGACGTGACCGAGGACTTCCAGTCGCTGCGGAAGCAGCGGGTGAAGGTGTGTCTGACATGATCATCAACCCCGTCGACCTGATCGGCCTGCTCTGGTGCGTGGGTCTGGAGAAGACCCCACTGCGGGCGGTCTGGCGCTGGTCGAACAAGACCAAGAAGGTCGCGATGCGCTGGGCCTGCACGGCGGCGCTCCGCGACTTCGACGCCCGGCCGCGCCCGAGGACGCCCCGGTTCCTGAGGGGGTTCGCGTAACGGCGCATTGAAATCCCATGAGCCAGAAAGGTGGTGAGACTGTGCCGAAGAAGGAGATGAACCTGCTGCAGAAGGTGGGACAGCGGATCAAGGTGATCCGGACCGAGCGCGGGATCACCCAGGTCGATCTGGCCAAGGAGCTGCGCACCACCCAGAGCGCGATCACCCGGATCGAGCATGGACAGCAGAACCTGACCCTCCTGACGCTGGAGCGGGTCTGCAAGAAGATCGGCTGCCAGCCCGTCGATCTGCTCTGACCCTGCGGGGGCCTCATAGTAGATCGAGGAGACCCACGTGCCCTGGGGAAAGCGCCAGCACCCGACTGATCAGCCGATCGAGATATCCTTCGGCACGTGCGAGTGCCCCCGGTGCGGGAAGCGGATCACCAAGAACGCCTTCGGCCGGATCTCTCACATCAGGGCGTGCCTCAAGCGCGACCTGATCTACAAGGGCGAGGTCCATCCCGGGACCACCGACCCGAAGGAGCTGCGCGAGGCCATCAACATGATCCGCCAGGATCACCGGGAGTGGAAGAGGAGGAAGCGCCGTGGCGAAAAAGACCCCCTCGAACGCCTCATCGACCTCCTCCCGTAAGCGCGACATGTTCGTGCTCTGGGACGCCCGGGCTGCCGGGGGCGTGGGCACCAACGACGATCCTTCCTGCCTCACCGCCAGCGAGGACGAGAAGGAGGTGCGAGACTACGCGGCCGAGGGCCACGAGGGCGCGTGCTCGTGCTACAGCTACGTGAAGAACGCCGAGGACGTGATGGTGGACGAGCAATGGGAATGGGACTGGTTCCCGGGGAAGGGATTCTCCGGGCCGAGGGCAAAACCATGAGCGATGAGTCGATCCGGAAGTCCGAAGATGCGACGACCGAGGCCCTGACTGTCATGCGCGCGGCCGCGCGATCCTGTCGGGAGGCGGCCGAGGCGATGGCGAAGTCCGGGCTGCCCAACATGGGCCGGATGATCCAGAGGATCGGGGCCGCCGGGACGATCTGCGACGTCGTGGAGAGCGACATCCGTTCGAGGCTGTCCCAGTGGCCGGATGATCCGCTCGGTCATCGCCGGGTGAAGGGAATCGACATCGACTTCCTGATCCGGGCAGCGGCCATGCTCGGCGCTCGCGGGGAGATCAACCTCGCGGCCGAGATCGTCGGGGCAGTTCACGCCCTCGAAACGTCACCCTCCTGACGGATTTTTCTGGACTCCACCCTGCGGAGGGTGCCCAATACGGGTGGGGGGAGGAGGGTCGTCGGACGCGGGACATTCTCCACATCCGATATTGACCGCATCAAGAGGGGGGATAGTATGCCACCCGAGCCGTCATTCCAGTGCATGTTCTCGGGGGCTCCGCATGCCGTGGGGGGCGTCGAGCCCCCGAGACGTCTTTCCACCATCTCCATAGAATCCCGCCTCGGTATCCTCCGCATCATCTCCGGCGACTCCACCTTCTCCAGGATGGCGTGGTTCGCCTGGATCAAGGGCAGCGAGGCCATCGAGGTCGTCTTCCGATCCACCGATGGGACGATTGCCGAGGCCAACCGCATCCTTCAGGAGTCGTCGCTCCAGACCGGGTTGGCGGTGGAGATGAGGTTTTCATTCCTCCAGGGCCGGGTATTCTCCCCGGTTCGCACTCTGGTGCTTCACGGCTGCGAGGCGGTCGAACTCGGCGGCACCATGGTCAAGGGGAAGCCGGCGACGAGATGGCTGCTCAAGGCTACCCGGATGGTCGAAGAGAGGGACCAGTAGAACGGACTTCTCCACCGGGGACGAGCCGGTGGAGAAGCCACCACGATCCTTGGGGGGATGGCGTGGGTCGTCTGGGGAACCGGGTGATTCCCCGGACGAGGACTTGCGCGTTTTCTACAACCTGTGGTGATCGGGGTCAACTGAAATCTCTATAGGTGGTATGGAAATCGAGCCAATAGGAGCCCCGCCAGGAGCCGATCTCCGGGTGGGATGATGTAGCGGTCGTCCTGGGGGATGATCGCAAACCTGAGACGCCGTGTGCCTGTCTGACGGGGGAGGAGACAATGGGCGAGCCGCTGACGAAGGAGGAACTGCAGACCTATCCGTTCGAGGTGAGGGAGATCGAAGAAGCCGAGGATCACGAGATCGTGCGCCGGGGGAAGGATCGTCTCGAAGACGATCAGGGCGACGCCGACGGCCCGAAGTTCCCCATGCGGTGGCTGGACTGGCCGGAGGAAGCTCCGCACTGCGTCGTGGCCGACGACCAGATTTCCCCGATGGCCAGGATCATGTATATCACGCTGCTCTCGGTGGCGCAGTTCGCGAGGATCTATCCTCGCATCTACGCGATGGTGTGCACCAAGAACGTCGACATGATCAGGAAGCACCTCTGGCTCGACATGGACGGCTGGAACCACTACCTGACCGAGCTGCTCGGCGCGGAACTGCTGTTCGAGGCTCCGGAGGTGAAGGAGGACGAAATCTTCTTCTCCGATCTGCAGAAGGTCTACGAGAACTACGACGGATAGGGCTGCCTCTGGGAGGGGGATGCTGTGCGCAAACCGAAGGACATGGCCCGCGACGCGGGCAATACGAAAGATCCGATCGATGCGTGGACCCGAAAGGGTCACTGGACTCGGGTCCACAACAAGGTGGCGACTGACGCCGGAATCAGCGCCGAAGCGTTCCGGGTCTACTTCAACCTCGCCAAGAACTCGAAGTGGTGCCAGCGGATGGGCGAGACCATCCAGCGGTGCCGGGTGAGCGAGGAAGAACTAGCCGAGGCCGTTGGGTCCAGCGAACGTTCGGTCAAGCGGTCGGTGCAGGAGCTGGTCCAGCGCGGCCTGATCAGCCGGCTCCGGGTGAAGTACGAGGCATCGATCACCTACATCGAGAACCCGGCGAAGCTCTATGATGCCAAGAACGGAGCTTTGCACGAAGTGACCGAGGGGCCAGAAGAGGCCCCAGGACCGGGCGATACCTCGCTCATCTCCGACGAATCGCACAAGGTGCACCTCGGGCCAGATACGTCCCGATCACTTCGGGCCACATTTGGCCCGGCAACGACGTTAGACTCAGACGTTGAAGACAAGAACCAAGACAACGTCAACAGAGCCGCGCGACACGACAGCGCGGCTCTACCGGCGAGTCTCCCGGCCGACGTTGAAGCCACGGCGGCCGGAGAAGAGACCGGCACGGCAATCCTCCCGGCTGACGTTGGGAGCGCGCGCGTCGCGGATCCGTCTACGGAGATGCGGGTGGTCAAGACGACCATCCTTCCTCCCGATCCTTCGGGAGTTCAACACGTCGAACAGGTCGTCGTGCCTCCCATGCCTCCCAAGGAGATCCACCTCGTGACGCCCGAGGGCGCGGCTCCGACGCTGCCCCTCCCTATGGCGCGTCCCGACACGGCCATAGTCCCGGTCGAGCCTCCATCCGCGCCAGCTCCCATCGAGCAGGAGATGCCCAACGAGAACCCCTTCGAGGCTTCTCCGTCTCCGATGCCCAACCGCGAGCCGAAGAAGTCCGACACCGACATCTTCCAGCCCCCCAGGAAGTCCATTCGATTGGACGGGGACCCGGGCACGGCCATCCTGACCACCCGATCGGTCGTGAAGGTGGGCGCTCCGTCCGGGTCGGTGGCGGTCGATGTGGACGATCCCAAGACCGCGAAGTCGCTCTGGTACCGGTTCCAGAAGGCGGTCGTGGAGAACGTGCCCAACTACACGCCGCCCGCCCGTCCTACGAGCCGGGAGCTGGGCAACTGCAAGAAGCTCCTGCAGGAATACTCGGTGAAGGACCTGCTGGAGACCTTCAGGATCGTCGCGAACCGCTGGGTGGTCGTGCAGGAGATGTGGCCGAAGGTTGCCAGGAGCCCGGTCCCCGACTTCTACTCGATGTTCACCCTGCGGAGGGAGCTGGTAGCTATTGTGCAGTCCGGCAAGGGGCTGACCACGAGGACCCATCGATACGACCCGAACGTGAAGACCCCGGCGGTGGGCTGGGGAGACGCGCTGGACAGCATCAAGTAGGAGGGACCGACTCGAATGCCCGGGTATGACCCTGCGAAGGACGAGACTCTCTGGACGAAGGACGTCTACGACGACGCGAAGAAGATCGGCCTGGAGCTGAAGGTCTGCCGGTACGACGGTGGGCCGGCCAAGGTGGCGATCAAGCGTTTCGGCAAGAAGAAGGACGGATCCCGGTACTACCCCAAGGGCGAGCGGTTCACCCGCAGCGAGGCGATCTGGCTCTCCGGTGCCCTGACCGAGGCCGTGGTCCAGATCCAGAGCCTGACGGCAGGTCCCAAGTGAATCTGATGGTGGACAAGCCGATCCTCGACGGCCTCACCGGGAAGCACCTGTCCCGAATGCGCGTCGGCCGGCGCTGGTGGGACTGCACGGTCGACGCCATCCCCGACGGTCTGGCCTACAAGGAGGTCCTGAAGAAGTACCTGTCTCGTCTGACCGATCACGTCCGCGCCGGACGGGGACTGCTCTTCCATGGTGAGTATTCGACCGGCAAGACCGGCGCGGCAGTGATCATCGCCAAGGCGACCGTGATGTACGGCGGAACGGCTTTCTTCGTCCCGACCACCGACCTTTCCGACGTGAAGATCGATGGGACGATGTTCGACGCGAACCAGACGATCTGGCAGCGGATGCGGAGCGTCAACCTGCTCGTGCTCGACGACCTGGGATCGGAGCACCAGAGCGAGTGGGCCAAGTCTCTGGTCGAACGGATCATCCGCATCCGGTCGGACCACCAGCGGGTCATCATCGCCACGACCAACCGTCCACTGAAGAGCCTCGCCGAGACGTACGGTCCGGCCATGGCAGTGATCAGCTCGATCATGCTGCCGGTCGAGGTGAGCGGGAAGAACTGGCGCTCGAACGAGACGGCCAGCCTCTCACGCGAGATCATGGGGGGCCAGTGAACGTTGACCTCTGCGCGTGTCGTCGAATCCTGGAGAACGAGGGTCCTGCAGAGGCCCAGAAGATGGGGCTGGCCTCCGATCTGTTCGTCAGTGATGGCTTGACGGTCTTCGCCTTCATCCAGAGCCACGTGCGGAAGCACGGTGTCGTCCCCAACCTCGCTACGATCAAGACCGACACCGGGATCGACATCGTCGATCCTGCTCCCGAGCCCCTGACCTACTACGCCGAGAAGCTCTTCGAGCGGAAGAGGCTGGCGGTTCAGGCCGATCAGGCCCGCGATCTCGTCGATCACCTGAAGAACGAGGACTCGAAGAAGGTCGCCGACTCGGCCAAGAAGCTGATCGTCGAGTCGAACAAGTGGCAGTTCGGCAAGCACGTCTACGGGGATCCTCGCCAGACCATCGACGACCGGGTGAGGCGGCAGATCGAGCTGGAGAAGCTGCACGGCGTCATCGACGGCTACCCGACCCCGTGGCCCGAGCTGGATCAGGTGACCCGGGGGATCCACAACGGCGAGTTCTGGATCATCGTGGCAGCCAAGAAGACCGGGAAGACGTGGTGCCTGCTGCTCTTCTTCGAGAAGCTGCTCCGTGAGCACAGGCGGCCGCTCCTGGTCTCGATGGAAATGCCGACGACCTCGATGGAACGCCGTCTCGACGCCATCTACTCGACGCTCGACTATCGCGAGTTCCGAGAGGGCACCCTCGGCGTCGACGGCATCGACAAGTACATCGAGCGGATGAAGGCGCTGGCCAAGGAGGAAATCTTCTGGACCGCCGGCAACGGGCAGATCAAGACGCCGGCCGACGTCGAGCTGCTGGCCCGGGAGCTGAACCCCGGCGTCATCCTGATCGACGGCGTCTACCTGATGCAGCCGTCGAGCGGGCACTGGGGGAGCAAGTACGAGAAGGTCTCGACGGTCGCCGACGAGATCCAGCCGATGAGCCTTCGCCTGCAGAAGCCGATCCTGATGACCACCCAGTTCAACCGGAAGCTGAAGCAGGGATCCCTCTCCGGCGACTCGGGGATGATCGGCTACGCCTACGAGCTGGCCCAGAACGCTGACTTGGCCCTCGCGCTCTACCGTGACGACGACATGAAGGAGTCGAAGCAGATGATCGTGTCGATCATGGAGCACCGCGAGGGCGAGGACTTCAACATGTACGTCCGGTGGGATCTCTCCGAGATGAACTTCGACTTCATCAGGCAGATCAGCACGGAAGAGCTGAACGGGGACGACAAGGCCAGCGGCGGATCGGCGTCGAAGGTGAAGTTCTGATGAATTCCCAGGCGGTCGTGCAGGTCATCAAGGCGTTGGGAGTCTCCGAATACTCCTACGGTCTCAGCAACGTCTACTGCTCGTGCCCGCTGGCCAAGTGGAACCACTCGAAGGGGGTGGATTCCCGCCCCAGCATGTCGATCAAGACCGATCCGACGAGGGACTCGCTCTGCATGTGCTGGTCGCCGAAGTGCGACTTCAAGGGCACCCTGATCCAGCTCGCCTACATGGTCAACCACATGTCGGGCGGACAGTTCGACGGAGCGGTCGATCTGGCCAGGAAGCTGGAGACCGAGGACCTGTCCAGCCGGCTCGAAGCGATCCTGAATCCTCCTCCCGAGGAGCCGGCGAGATTCCTGGAGGAGACCGCGCTGAGCCTGTTCAGGGGACACGTGCCCCGGTACGCGCTGGATCGGAAAGTCCCGATCGAGTTCTGCAAGAAGTGGGAGCTGGGCTACGACACCCATCGGATGAGACTCGTGTTCCCGGTCCGCGATATCCACGGCCGTTTGACCGGCCTGATGGGTCGGGCGATCTTCGAGGACCAGAACGGGCCGACGTGGTACGCCTACCCGGGCTTCCAGAAGGGCCGCTATCTCTACGGAGAGAACTGGGTCTTCCCCGGCTCCGGCCGGATTATCCTGGTCGAGGGCCAGTTCGACGTCATCAGGTGCGACATCAACGGGATCGTCAACTCGGTGGCCCTGATGGGGTCGGCCTTCACCGAGTTCCACGAGCGGACGGTGCTCAACTGGGGGCTGCCGGTCTACTGGTTCCTCGACGGCGACGAGAGCGGGCAGAAGGCTCGTCTGAAGGCCATCGAGCAGCTCCGGGGGAAGCTCCCGCAGTACGTGGCCAAGTGCCCAGACGGGAAGGATCCGGACAACCTCGATCCCGCCGAGATGAAGGCGGTGCTCGACGCGGCCGAGTTCGTGATCTGATCTTGACTTTCATGGTATGTGTCGTAGGTTGCGGGTATTGAGATCGATAGGTGATAGGCGATAGGCCGTAGGGCATACGAAGGGAGTCGGTCGCGCCCATCCCTTCGCTCTTCACCATCATCTCCATAGGCTATAGGAAATCGAAAGGAGTCTCACTGTGGGAACGTGGTATGAGACGGGCTACGATGGGATGGAAGCGGAGAAGCGGGCTCGCGAGCAGCGGCGCAACTCTCCGTGGCGTTTCTTCCTGAAGGTCGGCCAGTCGCAGAACATCGTCTTCCTCGACGACTTCACCAAGGTCCGCGAGGTCGAGCTTCCGGGATCGGGCGAGGTCGTCAAGCAGCCGGTCGTCCCCTTCTGCTTCAACGAGCACAACCTGACGGTGGACGGGGACTGGAAGAACTGGTTCACCTGCCTCGCCAAGATCGACCCGCCCTGCCCGATCTGCTCGGCCGGGCACTACAAGTATTACGTCGGGATGTACACCGTCATGGCGGAATGGGTCGACAAGGACGGCGTGAAGCACTGGTCGAAGCGGATCCTGGCCGCGAAGGTCGAGGCCATCGAGCTGATCCGCTCGAAGTCGCAGGCCCTCCAGAAGACCGGCCAGCTCAACGACGGCCAGCTCCGGTACTGCCAGTTCTACGTCGGCAGGACCAACGAGCGGTCGGTCGTCACCGGGAACGACTACAACTTCGTCAAGCGGCTGTCCGCCGACGAGGTAAAGGCGCTCCTGCCGGCTCCGCAGCAGGGTCAGGAGCCGCTCACCATCGACCCGTACCCGTACCCCAAGCTCTTCGCTCCGCAGCCGAAGGCCGAGCTGGAGAAGCTCCTGAAGAGCGGCCGCGTCCAGGCCCCGAGGGACAGGAAGTCCGTCGTCCAGGGAGAGACCTCGAAGGCGACGGTGGGAGCCCCGTCGGGGGCGACCGGAGAAGCGCCGGCTCCGGGGACGCCGGAGCAGGGGGCCAAGGGACCGGCCGAGAGCATCGATTTCTAGTTCCGCACGCCTGGGACGATAACTTCACCCGGAAGGCGGTGGAACGTGGATCCTGTGCTGGATCTGTTCGACGCTGCAATCGCATCGGTCGAGAAGGCCGATCGATTCTCGTACGACACCGAGACCACTGGTCTCGATCACCTCAAGTGCGAGCTGCTGATCCTCTCGCTGGCCACGGCAGATGGGGCATGGGCCATTCCCTTCGCGGGGCCTGTGCCCCATCTCCACTGGTCAGATCCCGCTATGCGGACCAGGATCGAGCACGTCTTCTCCTTCAAGGAGAAGGTCGGCATCAACTGGAACGGGCCTTTCGATATCCGCCAGTTGCGCTATCGCGGTTTCGACGTGCTCTGCAAGGACGCTGACGGGATGGTCGGCGTCTGGCTGCTCGACGAGATGCTGGCCAAGTCCAAGCAGATCGGACTCAAGAAGCAGGCCAAGATCCTCCTCGGCGTGGACATGGGCGAATACGAGGACACGAGGCTGATGCAGGGCATCGTGGACGATCTGGCCCTGGCCTACGGCCGCGACGACTCGAAGTACACCTACATCATCTACGTGGACAAGATCGAGCCCCGGCTGCGGGAAGAGGGGCTGATGAAGTTCTTCGAGCGCATCTCGATGCAGGTGTCTCGGGCCATCGTCGAGATGGAGATGAATGGCTGCCTCATGGATCTCTCCCAGCTCAAGAAGGTCGAAGACGATCTGCTGAAGCAGAACAACGCGGTCCTGGAGGAGCTGCGAGCCATCTCCGGCAACTCCAAATTCAATCCAGGCTCCTCGAAGCAGCTCGCGGCCCTGATGTTCGGCCCGGCGAGCGCCCTGAAGATCGTCATCAAGCAGGGTCACGAGTGGAAGGTGAAGTCGAGGCAGTGGTCCACCGACAAGAAGACGCTGAAGCGGTACAAGGGCGACCACCCAGTCGTGGACAAGCTGATGGAGTTCAGGAAGTCGAAGAAGTTGCTCTCGACCTACGCGATCCCGCTGCAGGCGCGCGCGAAGACATCCCCCGACGGTCGTGTCCATTCGAGCTTCAGGCAGACCGGGACGATCACCGGCCGGCTGAGCAGCAACAACATCAACTTCCAGAACATCGCCACCAAGGGAGGCATCCGAGAGTCGGTGATCGCTCCTCCGGGAAAGATGCTGGTGGACTCCGACTACAACCAGCTCGAACTGCGGATGGGCGGGCTGATCGCCTACCGGACCTTCGGGAAGTCGAACATCATCGAGAAGTACGCGCAGGGTCTCGACCTGCACGAGGCGACCCGTCAGACCTACGCGGCCTTCGGGATCGACCGCTTCGACGAGGTGAAGATGGGAAAGGAGGAGGCCCGGAGGAACGCCAAGATCGCCAACTTCGGCTACTTCTACGGACGGTCGGCTGACTCCTTCTCCCAGGACAACCCAGGCATCCCCTACGCCGAGTGCGTGCGCCTGCGCGAGCTGTTCCTGACGGCGATGTATCCCGAGATCCCCGCGATGCACGACCACTGCGTGAAGCTGCTGGTCGAGCAGGGCTACGGGACGACGATCACCGGTCGCCGCCGGAGGATGAAGTTCTGCTACGGCCGTGATCCGAAGGACGTGTGGTGGGAGGGCTGGGTCCTCTGGAATTCCATCGTGCAGGGATCGGCGCAGGACCTGATCCAGCTCGCCATGCGCGATCTGATGGGGGACATGTCCGAGGGGCGTCAGAGCGGAACCCCGGTGGACATCGGCGAGAAGACGCTTCACTTCTCTCCGGCGGTCTGGAAAGAGATCAAGATGCTCGTGCAGGTGCACGACGAGCTGATCTTCGAGTCCCCGGAGAACGAGGCCGAGGACGTCGCCAAGTGGATGACCTTCAGGATGCAGCGAGCCGTCACCGGGCAGGCCATCGAGTTCCTGGCCGAGGCCCACGTAGGGCGCAACTGGGTGGAGGCCAAGAAGGGCGTGAAGAAGCCCGAGCCTGCTCCGCCGGCCGCCCAGTCCACGGCTCCTGTCGCCGTTCAGCAGGTCGTCGATGAGAAGCCGGAGCCGGTCGACGAGTTCGAGGACGAGGAAGAGGAGCCGGAGGAGACGGGCGAATAGCCCTGCGCGCCCCTCCATTAGGGTAGAGAGGAGGACCGGTGGCGATACTGCCTATTCTTGGAGCCGCACTGCGCATCCCCAGGTCCCTCCTCTCCGAGAGCGAGGTGGATCAGATTCGGGGGGAGCTGACCATCTCCCCGACGATCAACGGCAAGCTCTTCGGCGGAGAAGACGTCCCCAAACAGCTCATCATGTACGACATCGACGGGGACTGGCTGGTGGTCCCGAGGGCGTACGGCCTTTCGGTCATGCGACAGTTCAGCGTGCTGCGGGGGTCGCAGTTCGTGGACAACCTGTCCAACGGGACGCCGGTCCAGATGGACTTCAACGAGTCCCTCCAGTCCCAGCGCCCCGAGATGAAGAGGGTGCAGGATCGGCTGGTCAACTCGGTGGCGCAGAAGTTCCGCAACGGGATCTTGAACGGCATCCTGTGCGCTCCGTGCGGGACCGGCAAGACGGTGATGGGCTGCAAGCTGGCGTCGATGATGGGGCGGACCACACTGATCCTGGCGCACAAGGAATTCCTCGTAGACCAGTGGCGCGACCGGATCGAGCAGTGGATGGGCGTCCCCCGGGACGAGGTTGGGATCATCCAGCAGAACCGGTGCGAGTTCGATGGCCGACGGATCGCGGTGGCGATGCTCCAGTCGATAGTGGAGCGCGAGTACGATCCGAGGCTCTACTCCTGGGCAGGTCTGGTGCTGGTGGACGAGGTTCACCGACATGGGGCCGACCTGTGGCACAAGGCGGTGATGCGATTCTCAAGTCGGTACCGGCTGGGGCTGACGGCCACGCCTGCGCGCAAGGACGGCATGTGGCCAGTGATCCGGGCCAACTTCGGGGAGATCCTGGCTTCCGACTCCGGTGAAGCCATGAAGCCGACGATCTACGTGGTCCGCTACCATCCCGGCTACGACGTTCGACAGTACGCCTGGGTGCGACCCGTCGGCTTCGGTGAATACCGGATCAAGAAAGTCTATCTCGCCAAGCTGCTGAATCTGATGGCGACGGACCCGAGCAGGAACCGGATGATCGCGGAGATCATCTTGAAGTCCATCCGGGAGGGGAGGAAGTCTCTCCTCCTATCCGACCGGCTGAACCATCTGGACCATCTCAAGGATCTGATCCACGCCCAGAATCCGAACGCCAAGGTCGGCCGGTACGTGGGCGGCATGACTTCCGAGGCGCGGTCCGTCTCAGAGGGCTGTCAGGTGATCCTGGGCACCTTCCAGATGGCGCAGGAGGCCCTGGACATCCCGTCGCTCGACGTGGGATTCCTGGCCACACCGCACTCGGACGTGGAGCAGGCGACGGGCCGCATCTGCCGGCTGATGGACGGCAAGAAACAGCCGGTCATCGTCGACATCGCTGACGATGAGCCCCATCTCTGTGAGCCATTCCTGCGGAAGAGACTTCAGCTATACGGGCGTCGCGACTGGCAGGTCAAGTTCATCACGTAGGAGGTCTCCATGGCGGGAATAGCATTCCCGAAGGAGTGCCGGCTGTCCCCGGCGGAGCGGGCGGCTCTTCAGTCGATCCTGGGGAAGAACGAGACACCGTGTGACGGGTGCGCCTGGGCTCCCGACTGCCCGGGTCCGGCGGCGGCTCGCGCGAAGATCCAGCGGGAAGTGGCGAACATCGACAAGACCTGCCCGGTCTGCGGATCCCTGTTCGGGGCGGCCAACGAGTCTCGGACGATCCCGGGATCGTTCCACGTCTGTGCGCGTGACCCGACGGAGTTCGCCTTCGTCCCGAATGTCGAGGCCCAGGAAGAAGATCCAAACGACATCACTTTCTGAGGGGAGAACATTGACACAAACTCGCATTGAGTCATAATAGTCGCCGGGAGGAAGCTCATGGTGAAGGACAAGTCTGCCTATTTCGCTCGCTACTACAAGAAGCACAAGCCGGCGATCCTCGCCAAGCGCCGGCTGCGCTACGCGAACGACCCCGAGCACCGTACTCGGATGCAGGAGAAGGCCCGCGAGCGCGCCCGCCAGAAGGCGCTGGAGCGCCGCAAGGAGCGGATAGTCGAGGCCAGGAAGTACGCGGCCGAGCTGCAGTCCCAGAAGATCGATCTGCACGAGCTGGGTCCGCAGAAGGTGAAGCGGTGGCCGGTCGGGGAGTTCGTCACGGCATCCGTCGTGGCGACTTCTCTCGACATCTCGCTGGGGTCGCTCAACAACTGGCTCAGGAGTGGGACGCTTCCGCCCCCGACGGTGTCGTCCACCTCGGGCAAGCACCTCTTCTCGATCCAGTACCTCAACCTCGTTCGAGACACCCGCATCGAGGCGCTCAGGTCGGGGATGGTGAACGGGGCCTTCGGCAAGCTCGTGAACGAGAAGTACCAAGCGATACGAGATACGGAGGAGAAGCTCCGGAAGGGGGAGACCGTTGGAGGCTGATAGGGAGCGGGCGCAGAACGGCGAAGCTCAGATCGAGGTGACGCAGACGGCTCGTTTCGCGGGGGGAGGAAAGGAGACCGTAACTCTCAAGAAGGAGGACGCGACGATGTCGGCCGAGGACCAGAAGGATCTTCCTGCCGCGCCGGCCGTGGTGGGAATCACGAAGAAGCTGACGCTCAACATCGGCAACTTCGAGTCCGTGTCGGTGTCGGTCCACCTGTCGATGCCGTGCAAGCCCGAGAAGGACGCGATCAACACGATGTACGACAAGGTGAACCGCTGGGTGGATTCACGTCTCGCCCAGGAGCGCAAGTCGGTGAGGGAGGCATCGCCCAAGAGCGACACATAGCCGCGCCGAGCCGCAGGGGGATGGGGGAATTCGTCCAATCGATTGGACTGGTGCGGGTTGGGAAAGTCTAAGTTCGACGAGCTTTTGGCGGCGGTGAACAAGAAGTACGACGGCAAGTACATCACCATCGGGAGCGACGAGGAAGCCTTCGCGGTCGGGCGCATCCCGACCGAAGTCCTGGCCATCGACAGTATCACCTACGGCGGCCTTCCCGAGGGCAGGATCATCATCTTCTGGGGCGACTGGTCGAGCGGCAAGACATTCACGGCCCTGAAGGCGGTGAAGCGCGCCCAGAACACCTGCCGAAAGTGCCGCATGCTCATGGCCGATCTGGGCATGCAGCCGACGTTCGTGGGCGACTCCGGCAAGATCATCGTGTCCGGCAAGGAGGCCAAGGAATTCATCGAACGCCTCGACCGGCTGGATGCTCTGGTCGCCAAGAAGAATGACGAGAAGGGCAAGGGCCTGACCGACACCGAGGACGGCGAGTTCCGGGGTCTCCGCATCTGGCAGGGGAAGAACCTGCCGAAGGAGGCCAAGTACCGGATCGAGAAGACCCGCACGAAGAGATGTCCGAAGTGCGGGGGCAACGAGGGTCTGGCGGTGGCCTGGGCCGCCATCGAGGAGTTCGACCCAAGCTTCGCCGACATGGTCGGCGTGGATCGATCGGACGTCCTCGTGATCCGCTCGGAGACCGCCGAGCAGGTCATCGACATCTCCGCCGAGGTGCTCCGCACCGGACAGTGCGACCTGATGGTGTTCGACTCGATAGCGATGATGACTCCTCAGAAGGAGATCGAGGAGTCGGCTGAGAAGTGGCAGCAGGGTCTCGCTGCCCGGCTGGTCAACAAGGCCCTCCGCAGGTGGGCTTCCGGCCAGACGGCGGTGGATCTCGACGAGACCGGGCCTCGTCCGACGATCATCCTGATCAATCAGGTCCGCGAGAAGATCGGCGTCTTCTACGGCTGCCCCGACGTGCTCCCCTGCGGGAAGGGGCAGGGCTTCGCCAACTCGCTGACGCTCAAGTTCCACGGCGGCAAGTACACGAAGCTGGAGGACACGGGGGAGACCCTCAACCGTCTGCTCAAGGTGAAGGTCGAGAAGTCGAAGGTCTGCCCGCCCAACGAGGAGGGCGAGTTCGTCATCTGGCTCCACCCGCACGAGGGCAACGACCCCGGGTCCACCTCCGAGCCGCAAGTCCTCCTCGAAGTCGGGCTCCGAGAGGGAGCCATCGGACGGGAGAAGGGGGAGTATGACGCCGGGGGCAAGCCCTTCAAGACGCAGAAGGAGCTGCTGGCGGCGATGACGACCGACAACCTACTCGCCGATGCGGTACGCGGCGAGATCATCCGGAAGATGAACGAGCGCCGGATGCGCCATGCTTAGGACCAACTTCTTCGATCACGCGCCCAGCAAGCCCAAGCCTCGCGGCCTGGGCTTGTCCGGAAAGGATCTGTCGAAGAAGCAGGAGTCCAGGGTAGCTGATCGGGTCGACGGCCGGACGATGCCGGCGTCAGGCGCGCTTCCGTTCGCCAAGGGCGATGTGTGCTCGAAGTTCCACCTGCTGGAGTGCAAGACGACCGGGAAGAAGTCGCTCCGGGTCGAACGGGACTGGCTGGTGAAGATCGCCCGCGAGGCTGCGATGAAGCAGCGCGATCCCGGGCTGGTGGTCAGCTTCCCCGGCGTGCCGTCGGACGTGGACCAGGACTGGATCATGGTCCCCGTGTCGGTCTTCAAGCGCCTGATGGAGCGACAATGAGCCTGGGCGATCTGGTGAGGCAGGACCGGGGATCCGATTCTCCCAAGCTGTCCATCATCGCCGATCTCAGCGTTGCCATCGAGAAGGCGGTCGAGGACGAGTACGTCAACGGGGACCCGGACCGGGTAGAGGGATGGCATCCATCCGAGCTGATGGACATGTGCCCGCGCTTCGAGGTGCTCCGGCAGCTCATCCCGGGGGTGGTGGGGAAGAAGTCGTTCCGTCCGACTCCCAAGGCCAAGCTCGTCTTCGACGTGGGGACCGCCCTGCATCGCTGGTGGCAGGACCAGTATTTCGGCCCGATGGGCGTGCTGGTGGGCAACTGGGACTGTCCCCGCTGCGGCTACATGGTCGAGGACCAGACGATGCCGCTGACGCCCTGCCCCAACTGCATGGAGTCGTTCCCCGAGAGACCCATCGAGCTGGGGCGAAACAGTCTCTGGAGGTTCAGAGAGGTGCCCGTTTCAGATCCCGAGCTGGGGATCATCGGGCACAGCGACGGCCTCTATCTGCTGGGCAAGGGCACGATGTACGAGGAGCGGGCCGTGCTGGAGATGAAGACGGCCGGCCCCAACTTCTGGACGAACGGTGCGCGGCCGTACCCGGCCAACATCTTCCAGATCAACCTCTACATGTGGCTGACCAAGACGAAGAAAGGGTTCCTGCTCTACATCGACAAGGGAGGCGCGGCCGCTACCGATCTGATGTGCAAGGAGGTCGTCGTGGACTACGACGACCGGCCCCATCAGCAGGTGAAGACGAAGATCGAAGCCTACCGGGACGCGGTGAAGGCCAAGATCCTGCCGCCCAAGATGGCGGTCTGCGAGCTGACGCCCAATCAGGCTCGACCGCGCCTGTGCGCCTTCGGCGACGTGTGCCTGAGCGACAGGAAGTCGCACGAGGTGGTCGAGAAGTGGGGAGAGGTGGCGCTCAAGTGACCGTGTGCTTC